CCCCCGCCATTGGCCCCGGTGGCCGCACCGCGCAGGAAACGGCCCGCACTGCTCACGTCATCGACCCAAGCGGACACGTTCTCGGCTGAGAAACCCAGCACGCCCACGGCGTAGCTGGCCTGAGCTCCGTCGGATTTGATCCAGACGACTTCCCGAGTCAGTGGCTGGTTGTCGTACGAGTTGGTCCCCGGTGCCGTCGTACTGGAGTTCCCCCCGCTGTGGGCCACGGTCGAGCCGGGTCGGGGATGGTCGTGCGCCTGTTCAGCCTGGTTGATCGAGTTGTCGATCTTCCGAGAGCTGGTGACGCTCACGTTCGACTCGTCGGTGTTACCGCCCAACCCGTGGCTGTGCGATCCGATCTGGTGGTTGTGGCCGGGCGTGGTGTGGGTATGGCTCGTCGACCCTCCGGTCGCGCTAGGTGCGCCGGTGCCGCTGGAACCGCGCGGATACCACCCGTCCAGCGAGGTGACCCGACTCCACCCGGCCGGGATACTGGCCACCGTGCTGGGCCAACCGAGGATCATCTCGTCCGGGATCGTTTCCGGGATTTCGATCGAGGTCGAAACGTATCCCCAGTAACGGACCCGGTATGTGATATCGCAAGCCTCGCTTGACAATGCACAGTCAGGGCCGGGTACCGGCTGGGGATCTAGTTGAGGAATGGCCAGATCCAGGTAGGACCCGCTCAGCCCGTCCGGCATCGTGGCGATGCGCTGGCTTCCGGTGCAATCGTCGCGGTAGACCTCGGCGACTACGTAGTCGTTGTCCCAAGTCTGACCACCCGGGTCAGACCAGCTGACCCGGTAACCGCCGAATTCCGGGATCACCACGACTAGGGGAGGCGAGGGTGGCGGCACGGTGTTCTCAACCGTGAAGCCTATGGTGTAGCCGTGCTCGAATCCGTCGGACCCCCGGATGATGGAGGAGACGCTGAAATACGCCGTGTAAACGCCGTCCGGTAAACCGCTGGTCACCTCTACATCAGATGGTGGCTGACCGGTACCGCTGGCGGAGAACACCTGGCCGCCAGCGTCGTTGACCGCTACAGCCCAGCCCTGAGCCGGGAGATCGTCGTATCCAACCGTGCCGAAGTGCATCGTCGGCTGGTTGGTGTCGCCCACCGTGCCGCCGTTACGGTTCACCCCCGCGTTGTCACGAACCTCGGGGGTGTACGTCGGCCACAGCCGACAGTCCACGTCCACGTAACACTCAGCCGTTTGAACCAGCGTCGGACTGCCGACCAGGTTCTCCGGCCAGCCTCCCCCGATATTGAGGTCCGAGAGAGCCCCGACCGTGTTCAGACCGTAGTTCACATGCTGAGCCCAGTCGGTGAGCTGTTCGCTGAAAGTCGTCGTCAGCGGGACCACTTGATAGTTGATGTAATCAGCCGACCCCCGACCCAGATCAATCGACTCTGTCAGCGTCCCGACGTCACACCGAGAACGGATGCGCCCTCGGACACGGTGACGTTGATACCCGGCCGCCGGAGTGTGCGGCTCCAGGCGCAAGGACCAGTTGTTCCCCGAGCTCGCCACGGGGAATGAGATGTACGTGGCATCGGAGTTGTCCGAGGTCACAGCGGCCAAGGTCCCGGAGGGAACGGCGCTTGCTCCGCCGATGTCGCGGACCGAGACCGGCCGAAGGACGTTGGTTACAGGCATGATGTCACCCTATCCTGGACTGGCAGGGCATTAGACGCCCACGTCGGCGAGCTGGGGAGCGGGCTCCGGACCAGTCCCGATGAACGAGGCGGTCACCTGGCGGATACGGCCCACCTTCACGATACGGACCGACTCGGCCACCGGCGTGGCCCAAACCTCGTTCGCATCGCTCGGAGAGATCAGGACCAGCGGCCGGGACAGCACAGCGCGCATCTGGGCTAGAGCGGCCTCGCTCTCAACAGCTGCCGTCATACTGAGGTTTCGGCCACCAGGTGGAGCGCTCGTGACGAACCGGGAGCCCATCAGACCGTTGGCCGCCGTGAACGGACGCTCCACCGCCCATTCGAACGTCCCCAGGACGGGGACCCAGATCGGCCCGCCAGGCCCCGTGGTGCGGATCAGGTGCTGATCCTCATCCCAGACCAGACAGAAGACATCGGGATCCGGCGGCGGCTCCGGGGTGGATACCAGTTGGACGAACGCCACGCCCTCATACGGCGGTTCGCTGGTCGCGTCGGCCAGCGTCCCGGAGGTGGATTGGTCCACGGTCGGGGTGGTGTTGTCCGTGTTGGACGCGGTATGAGTGTGCGTGCCCAAGGCAACGGTCACGGTGGCCGCCGTCTGGGTCGATGTCGTGGTGGCGGCAGCCGATCCTACCGTCTCGGTGTGGTTGTGCGCTCCGGTCGAGTGGTTGTGACTGGGACTCGTGTGGTTGTGCGCCGCGAGTGAACCGCCCGTGGTGTCCAGAGACCCGGTCTCAGCCCGGGGGTAGAGGCCGAACATGTCCGGCGTGCCGTTAGTCCCGTCGCACAACTGCCAGTTATCCGGGATAGAACCGAGCGAGCCGCGCCACGCACAGATGAGTCCTACGGGGAGGGCCACTCCTCCCACCGTCTTCTGGTTCAGCCGGAGGTTGCGGTACGGCGGCTGGATCGTGCCGGAGGCGCCTGAGCTGGCCGTTCCGCCGTTGTTCAGCGCGGCGGCCGCCGTCGAGCCTGCGGTTACCGGGTGGGTGTGCGAACCCTGCCAGAGGACATTGGTGACGGGGCCACTGAACAAGGATCGATTACTGGCGGTCGAACCGGTCGCCGGGGACGTATGGGTGTGCGAAGTTCCGGTGTGTGCGTGGTCGGCCAGGGTGTGCGTGTGGGCGTCGACCCCGCTGGCCGCCGTCGCTCCACCGTCCGCACCGGTGGCCGCGCCTTTCAGGAAGCGCTGAGTCCCGTCTGTGTAGGTCACCCATCCCGATACCGCAATGTCCAGCATCAGGCCTAGGGCGCCGTCCGGAACCGCCACCGGCGTCCCGTCCGACTCCACGAACAGCACCTCTAGCCGCGCCGGTTCGTTGCTCCCCGTGCCAACGCCCGGGGTGGCGGTACCGCTGGCCAGAGAAGTGGACGTGACCGAAGACCGGGTGTGAGTGTGAGAGCTCAGCGACGCTAAGGTGCCCACCGCGCCGTCCCCGGATGTGACCGTGCCAACTGCCGTACCCGTCGATCCGGTCACAGTGTGTACATGGCTGGTGTCGTGGGTGTGTGTCGGAACCGTATGGCTGTGCGTGGCCGCGCCGCCGATGGTCCCCGGCTGAGTCACCGCGTCGGGGACGCCCTTGGGGTACCGGCCGTCCAGTGCGGTGACCCGGCTCCATCCATCCGGGATCGACGCGTCGGTGGACGGCCACATCACGATGAGGCCCATGGGAATTCCGGGGTCGAACACGTCAGACCAGTCGCTGATCCGAAGATCCCCGTCGACCCGGCCCACGGTACGGGTTCGGTAGTAGGAGCAACACGCTTCGGGAGTGTGCTCGCACGTGATACCCACCCCGGATCGGGGAAGGGTGAAGTCCACCCATTCGGCGCACTCGTCGGTCTCCAGCGGGCCGAGCATGGCCACCGTGACCGTGGAAGTGGGCGAGTAGATCCGGGCCGGAGCGTGAACCGTCCAGGTGTTGCCCACGCCGTCTTCGAACGTGTCGGTACTGTCCAGATGATTGGTGAAGTCGGGATTGACCAGCACCTGGCCGTCAGCGCCGTCGCGCACCTGGAGCGAGTAGATCCGGCCCTCGAACTGCTGAGCCGTGCCGCTGGTGTGAGCGCCTACGGCGTACTCGGTGTTCGAGTCGAAGATGACCGTAGTGCCCACGCCGATGACCGGCTCCCCAATCCGCACCCAGACGCCGTTCTCGTCCATCGTGCTGAAGGTGACAGTCCATCCACCGGCTCCGTTGTCGACATCCAACAACACGCGGAGGTTGACCCGGCCGTATGGGTCCACCGGCGCGCGCTCGTCGGCGACGGCAGTGAGCACCGAGTTGCTTCCCGTCGGGCTCCAGGTCAGGAACGGGCGGCCCGCACGTTCGGGCCCGCCGTCGCCGTCAGCGTCCAGCGCGACGCGCCATGATCGGCCACTGGCCGGGTCGGTGAAGTCGTACTGACCGGCCAGCGTCTCGTCCGTGTCCGGTCGCCAGTCATCGTCACGGCCAGCTAGTACGGTCACCTCAAGATCCACCAGGGATGAGGGGTCCGGTGTGCTGGCATACGACGTGCCGGAGCCGGTGGTTACCAGGTAGCCCCCCACCGGGCAGTCCACCCGCTGGATCTCCATATACCCGTAGCCGCCGTCCATCTCCTCGACGTACGGCGCACACACCTCGATCCGGTAAAACGGCGAGCCCGGCTCGATCGTGACGGTGGGATTCTCCGGCCTGGCCACCTGGCCCACGGCGACCGTGAACGCCACGGTCTCCTCAGGACTGCCGTACGCCAGGTCCGCACCCAGCGTCGTCCAGATCTGGAGATGGGCGACGTACGAACCGTTGTCCAACGGGGAGGTCTGGCGGCTGACCGCCGTGCCGGAGACCACGCCGGTATCCCAGACGATGGCCCCACCGAGCGTTATCCAGTACCGGTATTCGCGCGCGTTCAGCCCGTCTAGGTCGATGGCACTCGCGTTGACGACCGGCTGGGCCGTGTCGGAGATCGTGGTGGTGACCGCGCCGGAGCCATCGATCACCTGAGCCGTGAAGTCCGGTGGCTCCCGACTGTCCATGTCCAGGTACAGCTCATTGATCTTTACCCCGGAGGACTGCCCGGTGACGTAGGTGTACAGCACGATCGAGCCCTCAGCCGGTACGCCGTACCCCCATGATCCTGTGACAGTGGTGGGAGACGAACTGAACTGCGCCGATGCGGCGGCGACCAGCGAGCTGGGTCCGAACCGGACCGCCCACCAGGCGTCTCCGTCCTCGCCGCGCGCCCGAAGCCGGACCTGGTGGCGTTGTTCGCCAGCCGGGGGAGCATCTACCGGCGTAGCCAGGACCAGAGCTGAGCCGGAGCCACCCCAGGTCGCATACGTGCCATCGTTGTCGTCCGAGGTAA